CCTATTTTCATTACGAATTTTACGGAATTCCAATCTGTATTTGGTGGAGTATCACCAGAAAAGTTCGTAAACACACAAATTCCAAAATACGAAGCGGCGTATATTGCACAAGCATACTTACAACAATCAAATCAATTGTTTGTAACAAGAATCCTAGGTTTATCAGGATATGATGCTGGACCATCTTGGTCAATTACAACAATTGCAAATGTTGACCCAAACACAATTGATGTTTGGTGTTTAAGTTCGGTAACAGATTTTAGCACTTGTATAACAACTTGTGTTGACCCTAAAGAATTATCATTTGTTGTTGATTTTACTGGTTGTACTAATGATTCATCAACTATTGGGTATACAACAACATTCCCTGATACAATCGAATCTCAACTATACACACAATATGAAGAATTTAATGGTGGAGTATCAACAATAGATGATCAAATTAAACAATTGGTCTTCAATGTCATTACAGATTCAAATCCTTATATGGCCGAAGATGAATTGATTTCATATTTTGGTTCTATCGCAACAGATGATTATAACACATTACAGGGAGCTGGATGGTCAGCAGAAACAAACGTTTACCAAGTTCCTTCAGTTTCATTTGATAACACATCATTAACGTCTTCGTTAAATGATTCTTGGTATTACTCCCAATTCGCCCACACTGGCGGAACGGCTTATTCAGGATTCTCATTCTTTTCTTATGTGTCAGGTATTACGGCTTACTACCCTAACCCCACACCTACACCACAGGTTTCATCGTCTCCGACGCCAACACCATCATCTGTTAATCCTTGTATTACACCGTCACCATTTACATCACCAACACCAACACCAACACCGGTTAATATAAACTGTTATCAGGGAAGTATTGTTGGTAAGATTTACTACTACACAGGTACTTCATACACAAACTATGATGACGTTGTTGTTACAACATTAAGATCAAGAGGTATTTCAACTTATGCTCCTAATCAACCAGAACCTGCATACCAAGTAACTGGTGTTACAGACGTAACTTTGAATATGTCAGGACAATACTTCGGTGTTGGTAAAAACCCTTATTTACAATTCGCAGTAAATGTGGTTGATAAAACAGGAACAAACTTCACGTTTGAAACCTCATTAAGTCAAAATGATCCAGAATATATTACTAAAGTATTTGGTATTACTAATTTCCAAAAACCAAGAATTACGGTTCCATTATTTTGTGAGGAAGTATTCCAGTCATGGTTAAACTATTCTTGGAATAAAGGATATATTAGAGGTTTAAGTTCTCAATTAGTTGAATTAGACTCTGCGCAAAGTGGTGATATTAACTCAATAGGTTGGTATTTAGATAGATATCAAACACCAAACTCCCCATGGGTTGTATCAGAATTAAGAGGTAATAAAGTTTTTGACCTATTTAGATTCTATACTATTTCAGATGGTGATGGTGCTAACACACTACTTAAATTATCAATTATTAATCAAACATTTAATAATGGAACATTTGATGTCTTAGTGAGGGATTACTTTGATACAGATGCTAACCCTGTTGTTATTGAGAAATTTACAAATTGTACAATGGATCCAGGACAAAACAACTTTATTGGTGTTAAGATTGGAACATTAGATGGTGAATATACTTTAATGTCTAAATACATTATGGTTGAAATTAATGAGGATGCTCCGATAGATGCACTTCCTTGTGGATTCAACGGATATAATTTTAGAAATTATGCTGGAGCCAAATCAGCGTTCCCAATCATTAAAGCAAAATACGATTATCCGGGAGAAGTAGTTTACGATCCACCATTTGGTTTATCATCCGGAAACAATGACGCTATTTTAAGTAGTGGTGATAATGTAAGAAGAACATACTTAGGTATTTCTAATAGTTACGGATGGGATCCTGGTTATTACGAATATGTTGGTAAGAGAAATCCAATCAACTCTTGTGATATTGATAGTGTTCCATTTAACTATAGGTCAGCTGGTTTCCACATGGATATAAATGCAAGTGGTATCACAATCGGACCTGAGTTCTCAACAAGTGGTGATCCAAGATTTGTTTGTGGTAACGCTCAATTTATTACTGATCCGGATTCACCAACAAACCCATACTATAGGTTATTCGCTCGTAAATTCAACTTATTAGTACAAGGCGGATTTGACGGATGGGATATATATAGAGAATATAGAACAAATAGTGATCAATTTTCTTTAGGTAGACCAGGGTTCTTACGAGGAGCTTGTCCAAGTACACTTTACCCATCTGCAACAGGTTGGGGAGCATTTAAACAAATTGCGATTGGTGACGGAACTATGGATTTTGCGAATACTGACTACTACGCATACTTGTTAGGTCAACAAACATTTGCAAACCCTGAAGCAACAAACATAAACGTATTTGTTACACCAGGAATTGATTATGTGAATAATAGTAACTTGGTAGAAGATGCGGTTAACATGATTGAATTCAATAGAGCTGACTCTTTGTATATTACAACAACCCCTGATTACGATTTGTTTTTACCTTCAACTACTGGTGGGGATGGATTAATCTACCCAACTGAAGCGGTAGATAATTTAGAGAACACAGGTATTGACTCTAACTACACTTGTACTTACTACCCTTGGGTGTTAACAAGAGATAGTGTGAACAACACTCAAATCTATATTCCACCAACAGCACAAGTAACAAGAAACTTGGCGTTAACTGACAACATTGCATTCCCTTGGTTCGCAGCGGCAGGTTACACTCGTGGTATTGTTAACTGTATTAAAGCACGTAAGAAGTTAACACAAGAAGATAGAGACACACTTTATAATGGTAGAATTAACCCAATTGCAACCTTCTCTGATGTTGGTACCGTAATTTGGGGTAACAAAACTCTACAAGTTAGAGAGTCTGCTCTTGACAGAATTAACGTTAGAAGATTGTTATTACAAGCTCGTAAGTTAATTTCAGCGGTATCCGTGAGGTTATTGTTTGAACAAAACGACGCACAAGTAAGACAAGACTTCTTAAATGCAGTGAATCCAATCTTAGATGCGATTAGAAGAGACAGAGGTCTTTATGACTTTAGAGTTACCGTTTCCAACGATCCTGAAGATTTAGATAGAAACCAAATGACAGGTAAGATATACATAAAACCTACTCGTTCATTAGAATTTATAGATATAACCTTCTACATTACTCCAACTGGAGCATCGTTTGAGAACATATAAATCGGTTTAAACTACAAACACAAAAGAAAAGGGTGACGAAAGTTACCCTTTTTTGTTAAACAAGATATTTATTAATATGGATTATAAAAATACGGTAAGAGAAATCATTAGTGAGATTATTCACGATCAGATGACCCCCACTATGAAGTATTATGCTTTTGACTGGGATGACAATCTAATGTATATGCCAACCAAAATATATTTAAAGGACGATAAGGGAAATTCTGTTGGTATGTCTACCGAAGATTTTGCGGAACATAGGACTAAGGTCGGTAAAAAACCTTTTAAATATGAAGGACATACTATAGTTGATTTTGATGCCGATTCTTTTAAGAACTTCAGAGTTCCTGGTGATAAGTTATTTATAAAAGATTCTATGACTGCTGAGACAGGTCCTGCTTGGTCTGATTTTGTTGAGGCGGTTAATAACGGGTCAATTTTTGCAATCGTTACAGCAAGGGGACATACCCCATCGGTGATTAGAAATTCCATTTATAATTTAATAAAACAAAACAAACACGGGATATCTTCAAGTGAGTTAGTTAAAAATCTTAAAAAATATAGAGAATTATCAGATGAGGATGATTTATCAGATGATGAACTAATAAATACTTATTTGGATATGTGTAAATATTATCCAGTAACTTTTGGTGAGGGTTCAGCTGCAAATCCGGAAGAATTAAAAGTTAGATATATGAAAGAATTTATGACATATGTTAAACAAATGTCTCAAAAATTACAAGAGAAAGCTTTTATGAAGAATAAAATAAGTAATTATTTTAACCCTTTTATTGGTTTTTCAGATGACGACATAAGAAATGTGAATACAATGAGAAAACATTTTCCAGATAAAGATGAATTAAAGATTTATGCTACATCTAAAAAAGGAAAAGAAGAATATGAATAATAATTAATAACCAGATCTAGTAAGAAGATATTCGAAAAAAAAGTGTAAGTAAATAGAAAAAAAAATTATTACATGTATTTATAATAGAAAAATAAACAAAAAAATAAAAAACAAATAATGGCTGATTTATTAATGAAAATGCCCATACCCTATGAGCCAAAAAGGGAAAACCGATGGATTTTAAGATTTCCTTCGTCACTTGGAATTAATGAGTGGTATGTTGAAACAACGGCTAGACCAAAATTAACCATTGCTTCAACTGAAATTCAATTCTTGAATACTTCAACATATGTTGCGGGAAGATTTAAATGGGAACCAATTTCTGTTAAGTTTAGAGATCCAATCGGACCTTCAGCGTCTCAAGCGGTTATGGAATGGATTCGTCTATGTGCGGAGTCTGTAACAGGTAGAATGGGATATGCTGCCGGATATAAAAAAAATGTTGATTTGGAAATGCTTGATCCAACAGGTGTTGTTGTTGAGAAATGGATTATTGAGGGAGCTTTCCTTACAGGTTATGATGGTGGGTCTTTATCTTATAGTTCTGACGCTATTGCGGGTATCACTTCTTCTATACAAATGGATCGTTGTATATTAGTTTACTAAATTAATACATACCCCTTTACGATCAAATTAAAAATCTATACTCTTAATGTGTATGGATTTTTCTTTTTTACTCTATATAATTTTTAATATTTACTAAAAATAACATAATCTTATTTTTAAAATAAAAAGAACTATATGGAACAAGATGCTTACTCGGCAGGACAAGCCGAATTTAATTTACCACACGATGTAATACAATTACCTAGTCAAGGTATATTTTACAAATCAAAAAAGAAATCAATAAAAATTGGGTATTTAACCGCTACAGATGAAAATATTTTAGCCGATATTGATTCAAGAAAAAACATAAATGAGGGTATTATTTTACCTTTATTAAGGAATAAGGTCTTTGAAAAAGATTTAAGACCTGAAGAACTTTTGGATGGTGACATTGAGGCAATCTTATTATTTTTAAGAAACACTTCTTTTGGTCCTGAATATACGATTAATGTTATTGACCCAAAGACTGATGAATCTTTTACTACAAAAATTTTATTGGACGAATTAAATTACAAGAAAACAACAGAAAAACCTTTAGAGGATGGAACATTTGAAACGACCCTTCCTGTTAGTAAAAGAAAAGTTAGATTAAAACTTTTAACGATTAAGGACAAAATTGAAATTGACCAACAATTAAAATCTTACCCTTCAGATAGAACCCCACCTACAATTACAACTAAATTAATGAAACATATTGTATCAATAGATGGTGATGAAGACAGGGTAAAAATCTCAATTTTTGTTGACCAAATGCCAATATCCGATTCTAAATATATTAGACGATTTGTTTTCGATAATGAACCAAGACTTGATCTATCAAAAGAAGTTATCGCCCCGTCAGGAGAAAAAGCAGTTGTGAACATTGCTTTTGGGGTGGAATTTTTTCGGCCTTTCCTATCAATATAAGACAACTATTTTGGACGAGTTCTATTATTTCTCAAAAATATTTAGAACTCAATACTCTGAATTTTATGCCATGCCAACCTATGTTCGTAAATATTTAATTGGAAAATTTGTTGAGGAAGGACAAAACAAAAAATAAAATATTTATATAGTAAAAGAATGTTATTATGACACCTGCAGAACAAAAGGAATTTGATGAGTTATTAAAGTTAAGTAAGGAGATGAGAAAAGAAAATGAAAGTTTAAAAACTACAATATCTGAATCCAACGATGGTACAAGTGAGGTAATTGGGGACAAAACTTTAACTTGGAATTTAGGTTTAACTAATCTTGAAAAAATTGCAACAAACGCAGCAAATGCATTATCGGAAACATATAATATTTTAGGTAAAACTAGTGGGGAGGCTTTTGGCCAGTTGGATGAATTAGGGACCAGCCTCCAACAAAATTTTGGGGCGTCAAAAGCAAGACTTGACGAATTTAGGTTTTCCATAGCGGAAACATCTCCTGAGTTAGTAAAAATGGGACTATCTGAAAAGGATGCTGTTACTAATTTTGCTTCTATCGCAAAAAGTTTAGGTACTGCCGCAAGTATTGGTAATGAAGCGATAATTGAAATGTCCGCAGCCGCTCAACTCACAGGTCAAGATGTTGGTACATTATCGGCCAATTTTAGAGAAGTCGGAGTTTCAATTTACGACGTTGGTGACCAAATGAAGGATGTTGCTAATTACGCTAAAAGCGTTGGTCTTTCGGTTGGTGCAGTTTCAAAAGGAGTTGTTGATAACCTAGGTAAAATGAATCTATATAATTTTGAAGGAGGTATTAAAGGTTTAACGTCAATGGCGGGTCAAGCGGCTAGATTAGGCATTAGTATGGAGGCGGTATTTAGGACAACTGAAAATCTTATGGATCCCGATAAAGCAATTACTATGTCTGCCGCATTACAAAGGTTAGGTGTTACGTCAAGTGCATTATTGGACCCACTAAAGGCTATGGACTTAGCTCAAAACGATCCTGCAGCACTTCAAAATGAAATGGTAAATATTTCAAAAGAGTTTACTAAGTTTAATAAAGAAAGTGGTCAAATGGAGATAATGCCAGGTGCAAAACGTAGATTACGTGAGGTTGCCGACGCAATGGGAATGACATCTGAAGACCTTGCAAAAATGTCAATAAATGCCGCAGACTTTGATAGAAAAATGTCACAGATTGAATTTCCAGAATTAGCCAAAGATCCGCAAACAAAAGAAATGATTGCGTCTATGGCCCAACTTAAAGATGGTAAGGCAACGATTAACGTTAAAAATGAACAAACAGGTATAGTAGAACTTAAACAAGTTGATCAACTTACATCAAAAGATATTGATAGTTTAAAAAATGCTCAAGACGACTCAAGTAAAAGTATTGAAGAATTAGCAATTGATCAATTAAGTGAATTAGAACAAATTAAAAACTATAACGCAGCTCTAATAGATTCTGCTAAATTTGGTAGAGCGACGGTACCCGCATTAAGTAAATTATTTTATGGTCTTAAAGGTATCGAAAAAAGTGTTGCAAGTAATACGTCTAATGCCGTTACAACAGAAGGGATTAGAGGTACTGTTGGGTCTATTGCCCAACCTGTTGAAGACGCCGCAGTTGGGTTATTAAAAGGTGATGCGGCTGCGTTAACAAAGGCAGGAACAGACTTAGTTGTAAATATTAAAAATTTAACTGAAGACGCATTAGGTGGGTTAGTAAAAGTTTCGGGTAACGTAATTGAGGATACAAAAAATATATTGATAGAAAATTATGGAAAAAACTCTGAGACTAAATCAACAAGTGATGTTAATATGAAACTTGACGTTAATGTAAATGGTGGTACCAATATGACAAAAGAAGAAATACATAACATTGTTTTAGAGATGTTTAAAGATACAAAAGTTAAATCAGAATTAATGAACGGATCAAACTACGCGCCGGTAGCAACTGTGGGAGCAAAAAATCAATAACCCGATTAAAAATCAATAATATTGTATTTATAAAATAAACATATGTCAGATAGTTCATTATCATTTGGTAATTCATCGGTATTTAGAAAACAACTGTTAGTTAAGAATCTAGTCCCGTATAATGTTCCGGGGGCCTATACGTCACCAGGAAATCCAATTGACTACGAAACCGTATTAACCGTATCAAATGTTGCCGATTCACCAAATAATTTAGTATCAACAAATTTATTTGCTAATGAACTATATCCGTTAAACGAATTTGGACCAGAAGGAGGATTCTCCACCCCAATCGGGATCAATAGCGTGGCCTCAACAAACAATCCGGAAGGAACCAATCAAGGTCCTTATGCCCCACAAGACACACAATTAGATGTTATAAACGAATTCTTTATTGAATCTGCCTACGTTACTAATAAATTTGGACCTTCAGGTGGATATAAAGACCTTGTCATCATAACTGATATAATAGGTAACGGAAATATTTATCAACCATATTGGGATCCAGGATATTATAGTTATTCATCATACTCAACATATAGTATTGTCTTCCAAGATGATCCAACAGGATCTAATGGGTTATTATCTTCAGATACATATTTGGCAAAAATTGGGGCATCACAATTAAAATTTGCATTCAACGAAAGAATTGCTCAAGAGATATCACAAGCAACTATAGGGTCAATAAATTTAGATACGATAACAGACCCATTTTCAGCAAGTTTATTGGCGACGGGACAACAACCATTCTTTATTAGAAATTGGAAAATTACCGTACCTGAGAACCCAATATTGGCGGCAGTATCTTTAGCGAATAGACTTACAGGAACTTATTTTCCTGTATCGTTTATACCTGGAGATTATTTTGATAATGACCAACCCGTTAATGCGGCTCAGACTATTGCGGCCTTAGGGGTGCCAAACGCTTTAACAGGTGGGTTATTAGCTCCGATATTAACTAAATTTAGAAACCCTTCCGAAATATTCGTTGCTAACACAGGTAACGGACAAAGATCGGCATTATTTTCCGCTTTAGATTATAATATATATAGACCTTCATATAATAGAGGTATTATTGGTGGTTTAATAGCTGGTGTTGAGAACTTATTAGATCAGGATAAACCACAGAGTGGTGGTTATTATGTTGGTAGTAAAGACTCTGAACCATCACAAATTGATGGTCCGGCAAATCAAGTACCTGTTAATGCTTTTGGAGTACAACTAGAATCTATTGTTTATGGTCCACAAGAATTGGGGATATTATATGAGGGTAATGATGAACTAATTAAGTTTGGATTAAAAGGTAAATCATATAGTGATGGTGGTGGTACCGCAGGTCAATTAGTTTGGACATCACCAAAATATAAGGGAAATGCTGGGTTCCACGCAACAGCTGGTGGTGGTAACGGTAGTATGGATAGTGAATTTAACATGATTACTGGGGATTACTTACAATACCAATCCACAGAAATTCCATTTAAACCTGGATCAATACTTGCCAATACTCAAGCTTTAATAAATTCTGCAGATCAGGTACAAGGTCAAGCAAGACTAAAACATGTTGGTACTGCAATCAACCAAGTTTCTAAAGTTTTTAATGATGGTTATAAAGAGATAACCAAAGGTTCTGGTGTTCTTTCATATGTAAACCAAGCAGATGGAACCCAAGCGGGAATTGAATACTGTAGAATCTTCCAAAAGGATACTCCTTATTTAACATATGCCGACCTACAAAAAACTGACGGTATAACAAAAGATGGTAGAAGAGCTGACTATTCAATTTTAGATAACACATATAACTTAAACATTGCCCCATTAAAAAATCCTGGATCAACAAATATCGTTGATGGTAAAGTTAAAAAATATATGTTCTCCATTGAGAACTTAGCTTGGAGAACTTCAGATAGACCTGGATTCACATATGATGAGTTACCTGTTTGTGAGAAAGGACCTAATGGTGGGCGTATAATGTGGTTTCCACCATATAATATTAAATTTTCCGATTCGACAAAACCCGATTTCAATTCAACGACATTCTTGGGGAGACCCGAACCAATTTATACATATAAGAATACAAGTAGAAGCGGATCATTAAGTTGGACTATCATTGTAGATAACCCTTCAG